AACGCGGAGTGTAGACTCAAGAAGACGATCAGCAACAAACTGAAGCTGTGGTGGAACAATCAGTTTCATGCCACGAAGAGCAATGATCATGTTCCGCTCATCAACGAATGTTGAGATGTCAATTAAGGCATTCTCAAGTGAAGTTTCGTTAAGGTCAGCAGCAGTTGATGGCTCGTTGCGGAAAGTTCCGCCACCAGCAAGCGGGTGAACAGCAGAACAAAGCTCAACGCCATCACCACCAGTAAAGCTGGAGTTAAATGCGTTGTTCAGTGTTGCAGCGGCTTTGACTTGCTTTGTGTGAGCCATTGAACGTGCGAGTGCGCGTGTGTAACGTGCGCCCAGACGATCATACAGGTTGTCTTCCATTGCTTCTTCAGTCAACGCAAACGCAAGAGCAATTGTCTCATGCGAATAACGTGCTGTGTAAGCTTCTGAGGCGTTGTCAAAATTGACGCCAGCGCCTTCAGATTTAGTTTGTGCATTTCCAAAACCAACGAGCATTACCTCCTCTTCAAATGCGCGATCTGAAGATTCTGTGTCGTAAATTTCAGCATGCTCGGCTTCGTAACGATCATATTCCATTCCGAATAGAGCGTTAAGGCCGGGTTCTAGCTCTTTCGCTAGTTGAGCGCGAGAAATAGCCATCAGTCAGCCTCCTTATGCCAAGCCAGTAGTGCCAGCACTAAACAGATGATTGTTGATAACAACAATTACATTTGTATTAGCAGAGCCAACATCACTGTTCTCTGGGTCAGTGGAAATGTCGATAGCCTTGAGAGGCAAGCCAGCGGTAGTCGCGCCAGTTGTCACATCAATCTCTGTGCGAGATGTGCCAGAAACAGTGCTTCCAGCAGTGGCATCAACAATATCGAAATTACCAAACAAATCCGCTACAGGGAATGCGGCATCAGCTTGAATTTCGTAGACAGCATGAGGTGCGTCAATAACGGAAGCTTCAATGTCAGCAGCATTTGTAGAGGCTGGGTAAAAATTGGAAAAAGTTTCTTTTCCAGTAGTTGGATCAGTGTAGCGGCATCCGTTGAAAACACCCAAAACAAGATCCGTATTGCCAGCCGCGATACGCTCAATACCACCACCAGTAACAGCTTTTACGATGTCACCTTGGAAGATTGAAGTACCATAGTTAGCCGCAATGCGGTATTTGTTCTGCATGCCAATCAGATCGGAGCCATTACCTGAACGCGAAAGGCGTAGGCCAAAAGCGGCATCTTGATTAGCCATCTTTTTATCTCCTAATTGTCAGCTACCCCTTTGGGTCCACCAAAGGACACAGAGGAGCTACGTTGTGGTTTTAGCTTTGGCATCGCTGCATTGGACTCTCTCATCCAATCACGATCCACAGCCTCCATTTGATTTTGCGTTGTATTCTGATAGTGAGAATTACGCTGATCCGCAATTTCTTCCGGTATTCTGGCTAAGACCAGACCACCAACGCCAATTACGCCAGCGTTTTTTCCTTCGTCAATGACGGGGGCGTCAAACTCAGGGTGATCTTCTGCTTTTACAAGCTCCCATCCTTCACGGCGGCGCTTATGCACGTTGTTGCGGTCATCATATTCCATGACTGACTCACGAATCCAACGATGCTTGTAACCAATAGGTGCTTCTGGTGCTTCAAGGGCTGAAGGCGGACGCCAATCTGCTACTCTCGCTTGATTTTCACGGGTTTGCGACTCCCGGTTTGCACGATCAGACATTACGCTTCCTTCCTTTCCAGTTTAGCGACCTCTTGAGCATACCGTTCTAGAGGGATTTTCATTTTTTTGGCAAAAGCCACTTGACCCGGCGTTAGTTCCACCGTCTTCTTCCGCCCACTTTTGGTAGCTGACCGTCCACTGGACGCAGGAGTCACGGCTTGGGCGTTTCGCCGCTTATCCTGAAACTTGTGCGGAAACTCAACACGCATGCGCCTGTCAATCTCTGCATAATAATCATCTGATGATGGATCAAAACCTTCCGCAGAAACAAGCTGCTCGTGAATAGCTTGTGCGCCACGGGTCATAACAAGATCACCGCTATTGCCAAACCAAGGGTTTTTGCCCATCCAACTAACAAGCTTTGGATCATACTGAGCTTGCTGCTGCTGCCGAAGTTGTTGATCTTGAACTTGTTGCTGTTGAACCTGCTGTGCTTCAGCAGATTCTGAACGAGCCTTTTGAATACGCAGCCGCTCCTCTTCAATAGCAAGCTTTGCAATAACCTTTTGCGCTTCTGCAACTTTACCCATGTCGCCAGCATCGTATGCTTCCTGCAACATGTTTTGGGCTGCCTGACCTTGGCTCTCAATACGCGACCCATACTCATTAATGTAGCCCTTATCCAGATCAGAGAGTTTTTTCTTCATCTCTTCGTTCTGTTGTTGGACTTGTTGAGCAAAGGTGTAAGCGGCTTCGGCTTCTTCAATAGCCTGCTTACGTTTTGCTGTTAGCTGATTGATGCGTTTTTGAACATTTTCACTATAGTTCTCCAACTCTCCTTCATCAGCGTTGTCTTCAGAATCACGAACAATTGTTCGGGTTTCACTTTTTTCAGAAGATGCGGAAATATCTTCAGACGATGCAACATTGTTGTCATCGTCAAAATCAAAAGACACAGTTTCCTGCTGATCTTCTGCCATTGCTTCTTGATTTTCGTTCATTGTCATATCTCCCACACTATACATACGAAATATCTGCTGGGTCAAGTATTGTTGCTATAATGTTATCATCATTGATAAGTCTTACCTCTAAATTATCAACTTTGAACCTATTACCAGCATATCTTCCCATTAATACCCATGATTTCTCATGGCACCAAGGACCTGAAGGGAACTTATTTACGTCCATATACGCATCAGGGCCGACTTTAATTACATAAGCGGCAACAGTTGCAAAACTTTCACGCTCACGAACAGAATCTGGGATGATAATGCCGCCAGCAGACTTTTGCTTCATGTAATATGGAATAACAAGTAAGCGATAGCCAACAGGCTGTGGCAGTCGCTCAATAGCGGAAAGATCCATCTGCGATGGGTCTTCTGTATTCTTTTGGTTTGGATCTTCTTGTTGATTAAACCCCTTTTTAATAGCCGTTGGTAGTTCACTGACTTCAGGGTTCTTTGCCATCCTCTCAGGGACGAATAGTTTTTTAGCCATCTTCTAGCTCAATGCCTTTCATCGCGGATCTTATTAGATCTTCAGAGTAGGTCATTCCGCGTATCTGCCCCACTATGAACCGATAGTCGTCCATGCCGCCTATCGAACCATCCGCCAAGCGCTGCGTTAAATCAGCCCTTTGTTGGCGTATGTCTTTCAAAAGATACTCAGCTAATTGTAGCTCATCCATCACTTTGTCAAGCCCTTCACTTTTTCTACAGTCCTAAGACCGCCAAGGCCAAGCATTCCTAACAAAACAGTCATCAGACTGTCCATGTCAAATGCAGGCAACCGTGGCGCTTCCATGCCAGCGTATGCAAAACCAAAAATAATCATAGGCGCTAAAACAAAATGCCATATCATAGCAAACGCCAGCCCCCAGCCGAGAAATGGCCTCCAACCCGCCACATATATACTTCTGTGCTGGGCTTCGGCCTTATTTATTTCTATTTGACCCATGTTGGCTTCGTGCATTTGCCTTTCAGCCATTGTAGCAATTTCATGCGCCAACTTATTCTTTTGGTCTTTATCTTCAATAAACTTGTCTAGTATCCCAGTGACTGGGCCAATCAGAGCCTGTATCATTGTTTATTTTCCAACAGCAGTTTAAGCCTAGCTATTTCTAGTTCTAACTCATGCACCCTTTTCACTGTATCCTGCACAGTTTTTGGCGGCTGAAAGTTATCAATCCAATCATCGTTCTCTTCAACCTCCTGCATAGTCAGTTCAAGATTATGTTCCAAAAAACTAATACGCTCAGTTAGCCCAAAGTACGCCCAAGTAGCAATGCTTGCGGCAGCTATCATGGATATGAGATTACGCAAAGGTATTGTAATCTCGGTACCGTCATTCATTCTGGCAGCTACTTCTCTTTCAACCTTTGTCATCACATACACAAATCTTCGTATTTGGTTGTGTGCTGACGATGCTGTGACACATCAACAGAACGATTCACCCACAAACTTTTTAGCCATTTTATCATAACTGTGTCCCTTTTAACGGTACGCAACGAAATTTTCGGGGCATAATGCGGCCCTCATGTATTGTTGCTATGTCATTACCCATCTTATAAGCCCGTTTCGTACATCTTTCCATGCTTTCATATGGGCCTCTTGTGTCGTGATACTCCCAACAATCTGCTGGAAAAGCAACACTACAAGCTAAAACAATAACTTTAAACATTATTTTTCTTGCGCTCGCACACAGACGCACTCATTAGGGTCATTACTTTCAAAGCCACGCAATGTACTAGCAACATGACACCTTGATATTGTCTCATGCTGTGACCTTGTTTCAATTAAAATATCAGACGGTGAGTTTACAAAAAAACACACCATTACCCACACTGTTTTCATTTTTCCTTCACAAGAGGCGCTTTATGCTCATGTCCCATCCATATGCCAAAAACACCTGTCATAACGCCCATCACAACAGAAACAAAAGCACTCTGACTTGCTGTGGGGTCTGGCAAGCCCATAAACCACTCAGCGCACCGCCACGACATGGCTGTACTCATCAGCATCATAAATCTTGGTAATATTTTCCATTCAAGGAACTTATCAACCGTCACTTACCAAGATCCCTTTCAATGATTTTGTCCAACCAATCCTCAACGTATTTTAAAAGGCTTGTTACGCATGACAGCGCCCATGCCACGGGCAACAAGGCCACCCTTAGACATTTTGAACCCATATTGACCAGTTTTGTGATCATAAGTGTATCCTTTCTTTCCTGCTTTAATAGCTTCTTTCAAAGCCTCTAGCTGCTCATCTTCAAGGCCAGCAAGAACGTCTTTTAGAGGCGGTGTATCTTTTTTCCCACTCATCAAAACACTCCTTGGAACCTTTGCGGCCTAGCAATAGGCGAAAACGACTTAATTACGCCGCCTTCAGCTTTTTTTTGCGGCTTTCTTATTTTTGAAGATGCTCTTTTTTTCAACGGGCTTTTTTTCTTGGACTTCTTGGCTGACGACAGGGCTATCGCTAAAGCTTGTCTCTGCGGGTACCCTTCCGACTTCAGCTTCGATATGTTTTGGCTTATCGTTGACTGGCTCGTTCCTTTTTTCAATGGCATTTCTACGCTCCACTTTTTTGGCCTTTTCAGCTTCAGCCACTTTTCTGTTTATTGAACTAGCACTCATTGCATTTTACTCCGTAAGTTTGCCGCAGCAATATCGCGCTGGGTCTGTATGCGCTCTTCAGCTACACGAACCTTTTCTTGGTTCGCCTCTTCGCTAAGATCAATGCGCTGTTGATTAACAAGAACATCATTGCGCTCTTTTTCGCGCTCCAACTGTTGTTTTTCTTCAAACTGCCGCGCACGTTCCTGTATCTCTGCGCCGCGTAAGGAAAGCTCCTGCTGCCTGATTGCTACCAACGGATCAGTTGTATCAGCAGGAGCAACTGCTTGTGCATATTGTTCAGTAAGCTCACCAGCCAACTCTGCGGCTCGGTTTTCAACTTCCATCTGAACTTGTTGCATCATCTGTGGATTTTGCTGTGCCATCATTTGCGTTTCTGGAGTCATTTGCTCCATAACTTCTTGCTGTGCCTGCATTTCAGCCATCATCCCAATGTGTTCTGAAATGTGTCCTTGCAGTGTCATAACAATATTAGCGTTTGCCTGCGCGACTGGCGTAGACAACATCGCTAAATGTGCCTCAATATGAGCTTGATGGTTTTGCTGTGGAAATGCTTGCAGTCTTTGACTACGCAAAGCCTCTTGATTCTCCTTCGCAGGGTTTACTGGCTGCGGTTCTGGCGGGACAGGCAGGATTGTATCAATGTTAGTGACGCCAAGCGCCTCGTACATCTTGCGATAAGCTGAATACAACCCCTTTGGACCGCCATGAATATCTGGATTTGACTGAACAAGTTGTAATTGTGTTTGTGCCAAAGCTATGCGCTGCGACATAGAAAAGATATTTGGATCAGATACAGGCAGAACGTCAATTCTGTCATCAAAATCCATTTGCTTGATTTCAGGCGGTGCGCCCGGCACGGCATATGGGTAGGCAGAAGCCATAAATCTGGCGAATACGTTAGCAAGAAGTTTAAATTCCTGCTTCTGTGAGTAATGCAGGCGCTTATGAATAGCACTCATAACCTTTGTGCCACGCTCCATAATTGCCATTGTAGTCCCTACAGGCGTTTCTCCGCCCATCTCGCCTACCTTCATGTCTGCCATAGACGCAAACCGCCTACCAGCGTCTACAAGCCCTCCTAAGAGGCTATACAGGGTTTGTGAAGGCTCTTTAAACGGCAATGTCATAATGGAATTACGAATGTCCATGCCAGCCGCGTCAATATCACGGAACTCACCAGGCTGTAGTGGCTCATCTTCGTCACGAATACGAGCGCCACGAGCCTTAAATCCAGCAGGCAGGTTAGACAACGTGCCAGCATCAATTAACTGACGCATAATACTGGTAGACGCTTGTGACAATCCGCCAATCATGTGTGTCAGACCAAAGCCGTAGAAGCCAAGACCAGGCAAGAACTTGTAATGCACGAAATATGCTTTGCGGCGCATCATCGGATCTTGCTCATCATAGTTGCGCCGTACAGACAAGATCTCGCCTGTAGACTCCATGATAGTCACAACATATGGTAGTTTCAGGCCGCTTGGCTCCCCTTCAGCGTCCATATCTTCAAAGCCAGCAATGTCCAAAGAAGTGTGAACTTCGTACAAAGTTAATTCCTCAGATCCAGAGCCGGATAATTGTACGCCTTGCGCCTTGTCAATTGACTCTTGAACCTCGCTGTAATCTTCAGCGTCAATTCCAGTCGGCAGATCTGTGCTTTTGTAAAATCCAGCAAGCTGGAGCTTCAGAACCTCATTCTTGTCCATGCGGATCACATGCGTAATACGAGGCGATGTTAAAAGATCAGTCGCGCTGTACGGGACAACTAAGTCTTCTGCATGTACGAACTTACTGACAGCACGTTGCAGCAAAGGATCAAAGTAAATCTTTTTAAAGGTTGAACCAATGATCGGTAAATAGAACAGCATTTGATCCGTTTCTGGATCATACTCTTCCATCTCGTAAGTAATCATATAATTCATGTAGTCTTTGACACGCTGTGCCTGCTGTGCAATCTCAGGTGTATCAGCGCCAACTACCTGTGTTCGTACAGGGCCTCCAGCAGGAAGCATTTCACGATATGCTTGAGCTTGAAACTGTGTGACAGACTCAGCAAGCAAAGGATGCACAACACCAGACGCACCTTCAAACGGCTGACTGCGTTCCTCGTAGCTCATCCCCAAAAGATCAATGCCACGCTTGTATGTGTCTTCCCAATCTTCGCGTGATGACATGTCATCTTCGATCTCTCCCACAAGATCAGATGAAATTACAGCCAAGTCAGAATCATCAATAAACTCTGCAAGATTGGCGTCAAACGGCACATCCTCTGCCATCATTGCCTCTTCCTGCATCAGTTCTCCAACAATGGCTGAACCGTCTTTCATTTCAGCAATGCCGGGCTGTGCAGGAAAATCAATCAAATCAACTTCTGCCTGTTCCTGTGGCGTCATAGCGTCTCCGCCTGAACCTATTCCTTTTTCAACAGCCATCTTTAATCCTTTCCGCCTTCAATAACAGTAAGCGCTGGCTTCTGCGGCGTTGGTTGCGGTATGCCCATGCCACTAATTTCGTTCTGCATCCGCGTAGCGTCTTCAATGTTAACTGTACGCATTGGATTGTTAACATTTCTGGCTTTAGCCAGTTCAGTTTCTAATGCGGCCTTGTTTGCCGCTGCTTTCTCACGGCGGTTTAATTCTCTTTTTACACCAAAATCATAGTCATCATCAAGGCGAGCAAATATTTTGTCTTGTATCGGACGGTCAATAACAACATTGAAATCATCTTGAGTCATCTTAACAGCATCAGCTATAGACTCCCCACGGTTTTTGCCAGCATCCCTTGCCAACGCAAAGTTGTTACTAAAAACATCACCAAATTCATCAGCAGTAATAGCTATGTCATCAACAGACTGAATGGATAGCGTTTCATCAAGATCCATATATGCGTCTTTCAAAGCATCATCAATCGCTTCAAGCTCCAGATCCTCATCAAGCTTCTGCTTGGCGACTGGAGACTTGACTTTATCTTTCTGTGCTTCAATAACAAGAGCCTTGTTTGATTTGCCACGAGGTCTTGGAGCGGCTGTCGGGGCTAAAGTAGATGCGGCGATTCCAAGGCCGTAAACATCTCTTTTGAGCCTGTCAGCCATGCCCTCGTCCATGCCAAGACCTTCCGCCAGCTTACCCGCGCCTGACGCAACACCCCGCAAAGCCGTGTCACCAACACGACCCACGAAATCAATTGCATCAATAGGAGCGCCTACAATGGCACGGTTGACAGCGCCCAGAGTTTCATTTCCCATAGGGTCTGTAAACATGCTGGTCTTATCAGCGAGATCCTTGAACATCTGGCTGCTCATGGTCGGAGATTTAAAAGCTCCCATAATCCCTTGATTGTCAGCCATCTAATAACCCCTTGGGTGAAGCTGGGCGCGGCGCATCAGTGCCAGTGTGGGAAGCATGCACGGTGCGATACGGTAGAAGGGCAGACCGTAACCAGCGCCCAGCTTCTCTTTCTAGCATTATAGGATGTCCCTCTGGTTCCCATCATCATCTGGGTTCATCTCTGTATCCATACCATCAACAGAAGGAACGCCTAAATCCCATAAGTTACATACATTTTGCTTATCACATACAAAGTTTAACTCAGAGCAGTATCCCATACCTTCGTTGTAGCCAATACCTGCTACCATGCAAGCGATCATTTTGGATCGAACGTCAAAATACTCACAAGTACCACACTTGGCATTTTTATTTTCCCAAGTTTCCGTCGCCGGACCGTAAGCGTAGTTTTCCATAGCCGATTGACGGTTGGCATCGTTTACCTTTCCATCTTCTGTTGCGACAGGACAGGCAAATTCCATTTCAGGCTCAAAGCCGTTATCTGGAATTAAATCATCTACGTTGATTTCGATCTTAATCGTTTTCATTACCGCACCTTACAACCTCTCGGCTTTCCTTGATATGCGCGACCCATGCCGCGAACCTCGCCGCCGTCTTCGTATTTGCGAGCCGCAGCAGGGTCCATCTTCATCTGGACATCTTCAGGCAACTTGGCGAAGCCTTTGTATTGCTTTGGCACTGCGCCACCGTCTTCCATCATTCTTATGCCATCACGAATAAATTTTTTATCTTTCATTTTTTTCTTTTGTTTAGGAGTAGGCATAAGGTTTTTAGGTCTTGACGGCTTTAAAGTTTTGCCTGACTTTTCAAGCTCACGCATGGCCTCCATAAGCGATGTCGTGATTTCCGCAGTTGTTCTTCCTACAGCCTCACCACCGCTTTCCATATTCGCAGCGGCTGCTTTACGCATGTACTCTTTGTCATCACCAGCGCCGCGTGTGGCACCAGTTTTCTTGTTTGTTGAAGTCTTTGGCTTCGGCTTTGGTAGCACGCTAGGAGTTTTGTTATTACCCATTACCTTGTTCCTTTCACATGACCGCCGCACATATAGCCCATGGCCTTGCGTGGAGATACCATAATGCCGCCTTTGTTTTTCTTAACAGGCCGCTTTAACTGTTCAATGTAACGCTCTAATTCTTCAAGAGACATAGTGCGAATGTCAGCTTTTTTCGTTTTACCCATTAGTAATACTCTCTTTTGCGCCTGTAGTTATAAAAATCTTCATCTTCCTCGTCTGAACGAGTGCGAATAAAGCTACCTTGCCTAAACCGTAGTATAGCCTGAGTCATGCTATCCGCCAAGTCATCATGTTCCCCATTCGGAAATGCGGCACATTCCTCTATGACCTCTTCAGCCCAGCGCGATTCAGGAGCATATACCATACCAGATTCAAAGACTGGCGCACAGGCATTCATGCGGGAAAATTTATCCGCGCCTCTGCCCGGAGTAAATCCACTCACAGGTATTCCCATTTTTCGTAAATCTTGTGTGAGCGGCGTACCAGACGCCTTCTGCTCAATCAGAACTAAGTCAGGCTCAAATTCTTCGTACAGTCGCAATGCCGCGTCTTTAAGCTCTGGAAACTCCCATCGACCTTTTTCAGCGTCCAACAATATGATCGCTGCCTCATCACTTTCGTTAGGATGAAACACGCCCCACGTTGTAATAGCGCTATAGTCGGCTCTTTCGCTTTTCGTGAAGGCCGTATCATAGGACTGGATGATGTATGAGCAGGCAGGTGGCTCATCAGAATCCCAAACATTCCACCACTCCCTTTTGACAATAGCGCCTTCTTCGGCTGTCGGATTTTGTAAATACTGCGCGTTCCATTTAGCTACAGGAATAGAAGCCTTAACGCCTTCTAGCTCGTCCCTGCTCCAAAACTCGGGCCACAACACGTTGTCGGTATCGGGAAAGATCGCCGGAAACTCCACAACTTCCCAATTGTCCGCGCCGCCCTCGGCCTGCTTCTGTAACACCTTCGCCGTCAAGTCGCGGATGCTCCACCGCGTCATCACAATTATTATCGCGCCGCCTGGCTGAAGTCGCTGTCTCGGACCTGATGTGTACCATTCGTAAATATTATCCAACGCGGTTGGCGACAAAGCATCCTGCTCAGATACAGGATCGTCAATGATACACAAGTTCGCACCACGACCAGCTAGCGCACCGCCTACACCAACAGCGTAATACTCACCACCCTTGTCAGTTGACCAGCGACCAGACGCCTTCGCATCACGAGCCAACTGAATATCAGGAAACACATCTCGGTATATCTCACTGTCCAAAAGGTTCTTGACCTTACGACCAAAACCAACAGCAAGCTCCGCCGTGTGCGTTGCCTGAATAATCTTTGTCTCGGGCTTCTGCCCCATAACCCACGCAGGAAACAAATAAGATGCAAACTCAGACTTGGTGTGTCGAGGCGGCATGTTAACAATCAGCCGCTTTAACTCTCCTCTTGCAACCCTTTCTAGCTTCTCAGCAAAAATCTTGTGATGAGAACCAGCAATAAAAGAAGGCCATACATGCTTTACAAACTTCAGAAAGTTGTCTTGATACTCCTCCCTGTCGTGAAGCTCCTTGTATTTATCAAGGTGTTTTGCCAGAGCATCTAACTCAGCATCAGTTAGAAACTCTGTGTTAATGTCAAAAGCGGTGTCCATGCCCACACTACGCCGCTGTCAGCGCCTCCAAGAATCTATCAGCAGCTTGACCTAAAACCTCACCGCCATCTTCAAAAAATCCAATTGGAACAGACCTTCTAGGTGGCGCAAACCCTGCTGTGCTAAACGCTTGCGGCGCAATGTAACCAGTACGCGGATCGCCGTAACCAACTGGCATACGCAACGAATCAGTGTACTGCTCTCTTCCATCGCCAGTAAAATTCTGAATCAAAGGCTGATAAGGACTGTCATCATCCATGCCGCCAAATACATTCGGCACACCGTCATCATCAACAACAACAGGCTCAACAACTGGCGGAATGTACGGTATAGTGTTATCAGGGCCATCGCCTTGTGGTTGACCATATGTGTTTGGATTAAATTCTGGCCTTCCTGTGTAACGCCCCTTACCATCAATAGCGCCTACAATATTACCAGTGGCTGGGTCAACAACAGCTACATTTGATTGGCTTGCTGCGCTCAAGGTTACGTCATTAAAAAATCCAGAAATTCCTCCCAGAATGCCATCTCTGTTGCGGTTGGCTAAATCGGCAAGCTGGTCTCCTGTAATCGCGCCAGTTGATTTGCCTTCAGGTGTCATGCCAGTCATGCCAGCGGCACCAGAACTGTAAGGGCCAAAGGCAATGCTTCCTAAAAACCCTCTAGGACCGCCAATCGCACCAGTGACGGGGCCAGTAGCGGTTTGCGTTCCTAAAACAGCAGATGCGGTGCCGGGTGACATGCCCAAGCTAGAATAAGCGCGATTTTCATAATCAGATCTTACCGCTTCAGGATCTGGACTCAGGCCAAAAATGTCACCAATGAGATCTAATCCAGCGTTAATTAAACCAACGTCCATAATACCTTTAGGACCTATTTGATCCATGGCTCTTGCTACAGCCATAGGATCGTCCACAGTTTGAGTGGATGGTCTGCTAGATAAGCCAAGTAAATCATTGGATGTAGAAGATGCGGAAGCAGACTTTCCAAATTGAGAATCTGCTAATGAGTCTATTTCGCTATCAGTAAGCCCCATAAACTCTGCATCTTCTGTGGTAAAACCGGGGGTAAGACCAGTTGACGGAGTTTGTGAAGATATGCCAAACAAACCAGTAAGCTGTGCGTCTTCTGCCGCTTTTGCTTTTGCGGCTTGCTGGGCTGGAGTTTCAGTTGTCTGATACGCGGAAAGCAAATCTGTTAAATCAGCGAAAGATTCAATTGAAGTCTTTGCAGCCGGAGAGCCAACAGCCTCAACAGCATTAGTCGACGTATCGTTCAGACCAAGATCAGTGGCTGTCTGACTGCCGCTGATGTCCATGCCTAAAGACTTTGCAGCGGCTAACGCATCGTTAATCTGAGCCTGATTAGGCTTGCCAGTTGTGGCAAAACCAGTTTTGCTGCCCGGTGCGCCAACTAGACTTTTGCCTCCACCGCTTGTGGCGAAAGTTCTCGCAACAAGATCTCTTGCGGCTTGATCCCTTGCGTCTTTGCCAGCTTGTGCAGCCTTGGCAAAATCAGCCGCCTTTTCTGCGGCGCTCTGACCTTGATATGAATCAAGAGTGGATTGCATGCCGGATCGGTCTTGTCCGCCGCCGCTTTTGTTATCATCAGGACCGTCATTATTGCCGCTAGAACCGCTAGAACCGCTAGAACCACTAGAACCGCTAGAACCGCTGTCAGCATTAGGGCCGGAATCACTATCACCTTTTTCACTGCTGGCACCTCCAGGGTTGCCAGCTACAAAAGCAGGGATGCCCATAGGGCCTGCCTCGCCTGAACCACCAAGAGCCGTTAAAATGTCAGCTTCGTCAGGCGTAATATACGACAACATGTGATCCTGACCACGAATCTCTGTCTCACGCGGCGGAATAGCGCCACCATCCTCCAGCCTCATAGGGCGCGGCTGGTTCATATACTGCGGTGAAAATACGTCTATGTTTCCGCCATACGGCATAGGCGCAGGTTGCGGCGGCATCATAGGGGCGTTAGGGCGTATCGCCATAGGAATAGGCGGACGCGGAGCCTGCGGTGCCATCGGCATAGGAGCTTGCGGCATCATAGGCTGTTGCATAGCAGGAACAGCTAGGTTCGGGCGCGTGTTCTGACGCATGAAATCACGAAACCGCTCACGCTGATTCGGATTTGTACGAATGTCTAGCTGTGGTGGCTGACTCGGAGCAGCCTGCGGTGGTGCCATTGGCCCCATGAAATTAGACATGAGTGTACCCTTTTGTGATTACATAGAGCCAATGATAAGTTATTTATCAAATTTTGACAACAGCAAGTCCAGTTCCTTGGAACTTTGTTGTAAAATTTTTTTTACATGCGTGTTTTCTTGCAACTCAGAAGCCTTGTCCGCCGCATCCGCAAGAAGCTCTATTCTGGTAAGGTCAAAATTTGTTAGGGTACCTTGAACTTTTTGCACAGGCTCGGGCTTCACATCATCATCGCAATCTTTCCTCGCAACATATCGAACCGCATACTCAACGCTCTTAGGTATCGGCTTCTCGTTGCGCTCGTAATAACAGTACATACGATGGCTCATGCCAAGCATGCTGGCAAAAGCAGCTTGGCTCTTTTGCATGCTTACGCGCTCACGCTCAAGATCGTAACCTTCCCACATGCTGTAGTATGAATTTGATTTTTTAGGCATGAACCTCCTCCAGCATTCCATGACGTATCATATCTTGTGTAAAATTTTTTAGCGTGTCGTATCTGACAGGCTTACCGCTCCAATCACAAGCAAGAGCCGCAGCGGTTTTCATCCAAGCATCCTCATCACGGTCAGGGTACCTGTGAACATCACGCCATGCCTCAATAAACGCCTCTGGTGTGTTTGCGGTGAAACCAACAGG